GGCAAATTTTTACGTCCACAAAATACGACATTTCAGGCCAAGCGAATCAGAATCACGAACTCGCAGCATCGACGCGTCGAAGGGGCCGGAAGCAGCCGTAGAAGCCCCGCAGAGGCGCCGATGCGCGGTTCGACGCCTTCGAAGAGGGAGTAAAGGCGCAGCAGCCAGAGTGGTGAAGCAATGTCCAGACCGCGCACACCGACCGCCGTCCTCGAACTGAAGGGATCGTTCCGCAAGAATCCCAAGCGGGGTGAGGAGCGAGCATTCGAGCCGCGGTCGACGGGCCATTGTGAGCCACCGGCACAGTTCCTGCGCACGGACGTCTCCGAGTTCGCGCGCTACCTGGCGATCTGGCAGGAGACGGTTGCGATTTGCTGGTGGCTGACGCCGGCCGAGGCAGGCCCGCTCGCCAGCTATTGCCGCTTGAAGGACAAGGAAAACCGCGGCGTAGCGAAGCCGGCGGATCTCAGCAACCTCATCAAGCTGTATCCGATTTTGGGCATGACGCAGGATGGCAGAGCAAAGTTCAGAGAACGCGGCGCGGAAGCGCTCGGCGAAGGTGCCTCGAAAGGCCCGCACGCGCAAGCCGACGACTGGGAGAACATCGCCGGCGAAGCCGAGCGCCTCCGAATCGTCTAAGCGCAACTATGCCGAGATCGCGCACCGCTATGCGCGCGACGTCGTCGCCGGTCTCGTTCCGGCCTGCAAATGGGTGCGTCTGGCATGCCGGCGTGACCTGCGGGATCTCGCAAGGTCTCGCGAGAAGGATTATCCGTATCGGTTCGACGCGGCCCGGGCGAACCTGCCTTGCCGCTTCATCGAGAAGCTGCCGCACACGCGTGGCCAGTGGGCGCGTGTGCGGCGCGGACATTCGAACCGGATCCAGCTCGAGCCGTGGCAGATCTTCATCGTCTGCGCGATCTTCGGCTGGATCAACAAGGCGACGCGCTTCCGCCGTTTCGCCGAGGCCTACATCAAGGTGCCTCGGAAAAACGCGAAGAGCACTCTCGCCGCGGCGATCGGCCTGTACATGCTCATGGCCGACGGCGAGTACGGCGCGGAGGTCTACAGCGGCGCGACGAAAGAGAAGCAGGCCATGGAGGTCTTCAAGACCGCATGGCGCATGGTCAGGAAGACGCCGGCGCTGGAGGATTATTTCGGGATCGAGTCGGCGATCAAATCGCTGTATCGCCAGGAGGACGGGAGCAAGTTCGAACCGCTGGTGGGGGATCCCGGGGACGGCGCCTCGCCCAGCTGCGCGATCGTCGACGAGTATCACGAGCACGACACCTCGATCCTGCACGACACGATGCAGACCGGGATGGGTTCGCGGGAGCAGGGGCTGGTCATCGACATCACGACCGCGGGCAGCAAGATCGAGGGCCCGTGTCACATCCTCGAACGCGACGTCGAGAAGCTCCTCGACGGTTTGGTCGAGAACGATGCGCTGTTCGGCATCATGTACGGGATCGACCTGGAGCCCTACGAATGGGACGGCGTCACGGTGCCGGCCGACGACTGGAAAACGGAGACCGCGCTTCGTAAAGCGAATCCGAACTACGGCGTGTCGGTGTTCGAGGCGTTCTTGCAGAAGCAACTGCGCGAGGCGATCCAGAGCGCGCACAAGCAAAACACGTTCAAGACAAAGCACGAGAACGTGTGGGTCAACGCGGCGATCGGGTATTACAACGTGGAGGCCTGGCGCCGCTGTGCGGATCCAAGCCTGAAGCTCGATCAGTTCAGGCGCGAGAAGTGCTGGGAAGGAACCGATCTCGGAGCGAAGGACGATCTGGCTTCGAGGGTTAAGGTGTTTCGCCGCATCGTCGGCGGCGCGGTGCACTACTACGTGTTCGGCCGGCATTATGTGCCGCACGACCGGGCGATGGACGGGGACCATTCGCACTACGAACGCTGGATTGCCGACGACCGGCTGCAGGCGCACGCCGGCGCGGAGATCCAGCTGGAAGCGATCCAGAAGGAAATCGAGGCCGAACTCGGGACCTTCGACTTTCAGTGTTTGGCTTTCGATCCATGGGGGGCTCTGCAAATGCAGCAGGAACTCGCGCTGAAGCTCTCCGAGGACGTGGTGCTGAGCATCCCGCAGACGGTGCAGTACCTGTCGGCGCCGATGAAGGAGATCAATGCCGCCACGCTGGCCGGCAGGATCCATCACGACGGCGATCCGGTGCTGGCTTGGGCTATCTCGAATGTGATCGCGCGCGAGGACAACAACGAGAACGTGTTTCCGCGTAAGGAAAAAGGCGGGAACCAGAAGATTGACCCGCACAGCGCCCTGTTGAACGCGATGAACCGGGCCATGGTGCAACAGCGCCGGTCGGTGTATGAAACGCGAGGTCTGATCGCCGTATGAAGTTCGATCTGCAGGACGGGCTGCTGCTGCTCGGCATCGCGTGCGTCGTCGGCGGCATCGCCGTCTGGTCCAAGCCGGCCGCGGCGATCGTCTTCGGTTTGTTTTGTCTTTTGGCGGTGCTGTTGATCGGCCGCGCAGGAAAGGCGACGAGTGGGTCTGCTGACAAATAGGCTCGGCATTCAGGCGCTCAGCCTGGAGGATCCGGCGCAGCCGCTGTTGCCCTACTCGGCGCTCTTTGAGTCGCTGGGGCTCGGCCGGTCCGATGCCGGCGTTATGGTCAACGAGAAACAGGCCATGCGGGTTACCACCGCCTTCGCCTGCGTCATGATCATTTCGTCGGACTTGTCGGCGCTCCCGCTGCTGGTGATGCAGCGGATGCCCGATGGCACCGTGCGGGAGGCAACCGAGCATCCGCTTTATGGTCTCCTGCAGAGCGAGCCCAACGATTACATGACCAGCATGGTGTTCCGTGGGGCATGGCTTGCGTCCGGGCTCGGCTGGGGCAATGGCTACGCCTATATCCGTCGCGACGGCGCAGCCCGTGCGCGTCGGCTCGAACCGCTCGCCTCCGAACGAACCAGCCCCGTTTTGTTGCCGGTCAAGGACGACAAGGGCAACGTGAAGCGCAAGCTGTTCTATGCCACGTCGGCCACCGACAGCGGCCAGGTGATCTACCTCGATTCCGATGACGTGCTGCATCTGCCGGGGCTCTCCTACGACGGTTATGTCGGGATGTCGCCGATCCAGACCTGCAAAAACGCCTTCGGGCTCGCGATCGCCGCGGAGAAGTTCGGCGCGCAGCTCTTCGGCAACGGGGCCAAGGCTTCGGGCGTGCTGTCGCATCCTGGCACGCTGGGAACGGAGGCGCTCGAAAATCTGAAGAAGTCGCTGAGGGAAATCATCACCGGGGAGAACGCGCTGCGGCCGCTGGTGCTTGAGGAGGGGATGAAGTGGGAGCAGGTGACCATCAATCCCAACGATGCGCAGTTCCTCGATACGCGCAAGTTTCAGCGCGAGGAGATTGCCGCACTCTACCGCGTGCCCATGCACCTGTTGCAGTCGCTTGAGCGGGCCACCAATAACAACATCGAGCATCAGTCTCTGGACTACATTCGCTATTGCCTGCGGCCGTGGGCGGTGCGCATCGAGCAGGAGATCAACCGCAAGCTGCTCCGGGCGCCCTATTTCGTCGAGCACGATTTCAACGCCTTCCAGCGCGGCGACTACGCCTCGCAGGTCACGGGCATGATGCAGCTGCGGCTCGGCGGTGTGTACAGCGCCAACGATTGCTTTAAGCAGTTGCGCCAGAATCCGATCCCTGCATCCGACGGCGGCGACATCCGCATCGCGCCGCTGAACACGATCCCGCTGGAGCAGCTTTTGGGTGAAGCGGACGGCGATACGGCGCCCCCGGATGGCGAGCCAACCACGGACGCTGCCGGCGGAGAAACCATCACCGATCTCCGGCGCAGCCGCGTGGTCAATGCCTGGCGCCGGCTCTTTCGGGACGCGATCGGTCGCATCGCCAATCGCAAAAAGAAGGATGTGGAGGCCGCCTATCGCGCCCTGCAGCCCGTCGTGGCCTCGATGGCCGACGCGATGATGGCCATGTATTTCACCCCGGATGAGGATGTGAAGAAAAATGCCGAAACTGAAAGTTCCCGCATCGCGCGCGACCTGGCGTCGAGCTGCCCTGAATGGCAGCCCGATCAGGCTGCGACCCTCGCCACAACCACAACCGCAGACGCCTACACCGCGCTCCACCGAGCGCTGATCGGATAACCCATGAAGAATTCGATCCGCAAGCCTACGTTTCGCGCAGCGCTGCAGTCTGACGGCACGCTCGAGCTCCTCGTCTATGAGGAGATCGGCGAGAACTACTGGAGCGGCGGCGGCGTCACCGCGAAGACCGTGAAGCAGCAGCTCGACCAGGCGGGGCCCTACTCTCGCATGGCGGTGCGGATCAACTCGCCCGGCGGCGACGCCTTCGAGGGCATCGCGATCCACAATCTGCTGCGCGCCCAGGGCAAGCCCATCGACGTCTTCGTCGACGGGATCGCGGCGTCGGCCGCCAGCGTCATCGCCGTGGCGGGCGACACGCGGACGATGGGCTCGGGCGCCATGATGATGATTCACAACGCGTGGTGCGGTTGCACCGGCTACGCCGACGACATGCGGAAGATGGCCGACACGCTCGACAAGGTGTCCGCCGCGGTTGCGGAGACTTACGTCAAGCGCGCAGGGCTCAGCGAGAAGGACGCGCACTCTCTGATGGATGCGGAGAGCTGGCTGAGCGCGGAGGATTGCGTCGCGAATGGACTCGCGACGGCGATCGCCGAGGACGATGAGAACGACGACGCGGCTATGGCGCTGGCCCGCAGCTTCAAATCTCTGGCGCGGATGGCGAAGCTGCCTGAGAAGCTCCGTGCCGACACGGCCGACGGCGACGCTGCCTGCGAGTGCTATTGCGCGCCTTGTCAGGATGACCGCTGCAACGAATGTGAGTGCCGCGGCTGCGATGCTGAAAACTGCGGCGCGAACAACTGCGACTGCGCCGGCGCGGAAGCGAATCAGAGCGCGCAGCAAACGGCCCCACCGGCAGATCCTGTCGTCGAGCCCGCCGATCTCAGCGCGTTCGAGGCCGAGCTGCAGCTGATCCAAACCGCTCCGTAACACCAATTTCAAAACGGCCACCCGCACAACCGCTCGCGGTCGCGAGCGACGGGTTGCCGTGTGCGTGGTAACCGGCGCCCGGGCGTCGGCGGGCCCGCCACGCTGCAACAGGAGAAAAAAGCGAATGAGCACCACCATCAATGCGCTCCGTGAGAAACGGAATCGTGTGGCGACGCAGATGCGTACGCTGCTGGACGCGGTGAAGAAGGAAGACCGCGGGCTCAACACCGAAGAGCGGACTCGCTGGGATGCGATGACCGACGAGATCAACGGCATCGATGCCAGCGTCGCAGCGGAAGAGCAGTTAACGAAGATCGAGAGCTCGCTCGGCGCGATCGACGAGAGCGAGCTCACTCCGGCATTCGATGAGGTCCGCAACAGCCGCGCCGGCCGCGTCGGCCGCGCCAAAGACAACACTCCGCATGCGCTGGCGTTTCGCAAGTGGTCTCGCGGTGGTATGGAGGCGCTCGAGCCCGCCGAGCAGCAGCTGATGCGTTCGCATGCCGTTTCGAACTCGGCTCTGGGCATCAAAAACGCCCAGACCGTCACCACCACCGGCGGCGGCTACCTCATTCCGCAGGGCTTCAGCTACCAGCTGGAAGAGGCGCTGAAGTTCTTCGGCGGCATCCTCGGCGAAGTCGACGTTTTCGAGACCGCAACCGGAGCGCCGCTGCCCTGGCCGACCGCCAATGACACCGGAAGCATGGGTCGCATCCTCGCCATCAACACGCAGCTAGCGGAAACCGACATCGCGTTCGGGCAGGTGACCTTCAATGCGTATATCGGCTCGAGCGATGTCATCCTCGTGCCGATCTCGCTGATGGAGGACGCCTTCTTCGACATGGACGCCTATCTGGCTCGCGAGCTGGGGACGCGGCTGGCGCGGCAGGTGACCTACTACGGCACAGTCGGCACCGGCGTCAGCCAGCCCACCGGGATCGGGCCCGCCGTCACCACCGCGGGGAACACGACGCAGGGTGCGAGCGGCGAGACCACGAGCTGCGTCTACGCGGATCTGGTCAACCTGCTGCATCTGGTCGATCCGGCCTACCGCAACGCGCCGAGCTGCAAGTTCACGTTCGCGGACTCGACGCTGAAGGTGCTCCGGAAGCTGGTCGACGGCCAGAGCCGTCCTCTGTGGCAGCCGGGCCTCACGGCCGGCTTCGGGCAGGGCTTCCCGGAGACGATTCTGGACAAGCCGTACGTCATTAACCAGAGCGTTCCGGCGATGGCTGCGAGCGCCTACTCGATCCTCTTCGGCGACCTCAGCAAGTTCAAGGTGCGCGTGGTCTCCGTGGGCGGACCGAACACCGCCTCCGACAACTACGGCAAGATCGTCCGCGGCGTCACGATGATGCGGCTGGTCGAGCGCTACGCCGATTACCTGCAGGTCGGCTTCACCGGCTTCCTGCGCTACGACTCCAACCTGATCGACGCGGGCACGCACCCGATCGCCGCGTTCCAGAACTCCGCCTCGTAGTTTCCACAGCCCAGCCCGGCAGCCAACCAGCTGCCGGGCGCGCACTTACCTGTTTCGCAGGAGTTTCCGCAAATGAAGATCAAGATTCTCCAGTCGATCGCGGGCCACACCGAGCCGCGCTACGGCCTTGCCGATTTCTCGTTTCCGCCGGGCGCCGTCATCGACGTGCAAACCGATCTTGCCCGCGCGTGGATTGCCGCGGACATCGCGCTGGCCGCCGATCGCAACGACAAGCTGACCATGCCGATCGAGGTCTACACGCTCAAGTCGAAGCCCGTGCAGCCGGAGCTGCCGGCAGCGGCGGAGGAATAGCGGCCCATGGCGCTGCTGACTCTTGTCCAGCCCGTCGAGGAGCCGGTCTCGATCGCGTGGATGAAGAACTATCTGCGTCTCGACCCGGGCTTCACGACCGACGATGCGCTGATCGGCTCTCTCATCACCGCCGGGCGCGAGTGGGCGGAGAACTTCTGTGAGCGGGCCTTTGTCTTTCAGACGAAGCGCCTGCTCATGGACTTCTTCCCGGGCTACGTCGACTTCAAGCTGGCCGGGCAGCGCGTCAGTTCGCCGTTTGTCTCCGGATCCAACGCCATCCTCGTCGGCATCCGCTATGCCGTCGCGCTCCCGTGGCCGCAGGCGCGCTCGATCGAGCTGTTTCAGTATCTCGACCAGAACGGCAGCCAGCAGGAGATGGCCGAGAATGTCGATTACATTCAGGATCTCGACTCGCAGCCCGCGCGCCTGATGCCGCTCTTCGGATCGATGTGGCCCGTCGCGCGGGTCGTGGCGAACGCCGTCCAGGTTGACTACGTGACGGGATGTTGGGGACCGATCGAGGTCAGCACGATTGCGAATTCTGCGGTGCTCAGCTCGCCCTTCACGTTCCTGCCGCGGGACGTCGGCGCAACCATCTGCATTCCAGGGGCGGAGCTGGCCGGCTCCGGGCAGTCGCTGCAAACCAGCATCGCTTCGGTCGATGCGGATGGGAATGCAACCATGGCAGCTTCGGCGGCCGCTGCGGTGACGAAGACAATCAGTTTCGGGGTGATGCCGCAGTCGGTTTTGAATGCGATCACGCTGCTCGCCTCGCACTGGTATGAGAACCGCGATCCGGATGAGAACGACATCCCCTTCGCGGTGAAGGCGCTCCTGTATCCCTATCGGGATCTGAGGCTATAGAAATGCCGCCGCCGAACCCACGCGCTTCCGAGCGCTTTCTCGTCATCGATTCCGGCGAACTGCGGCATCCGATCGCCATCAACGCGCCCAGCTCCACGCCGGGCCCCGATGGCGCCTCCGTCACGCCGTCCAGCTGGACGCCGGTACGGTCCACAAACGCCGCCATCTACACCGCCGGCGGCATGGAAACATCGCAGGCGAACCAGCTCGTGTCGGAATGCTCGCACGTCGTCAAGGTGCGCTGGACGCCGGACGTGCTTAAGGCCCGCTACCAGGTCGCTTTTGGATCGAGGACGTTCATCGTGCTCTATATCGAGAACGTGCTCGAACGCAACCGCGTGCTGCTGCTGTACTGCAAGGAAGTCGACGGAGCGCAATAGATGGACATCGACGTCGGCATCACCACGCTGCTCGCCGGAGACAGCGGCGTCAAGGCCAATCTGAAGATGGGCGGCGTAGAGTCCATTTTCGATGGCGTCGCGCCACCGGACGTCGCGCAGTACCCGTGCCTGGCGTACCAGTGGGTGGGCGGCAGCAACGATCCGGGGCTCACCAGCGCAGGCCCGCGGCGCTCGCGCCTGCAGATCGACTGCTGGGGCCTCACGAAACCGCAGGCGAAGACGCTGGCGAATGCCGTGGCGCACCTGCTCGATGGCTACAGCGGTGTTTTGAGCGACGGAACGACGGTGATGAGCTGCTGGATCATCAACCCGCCCGGCGTCGATTTCTTCAGCGGCGACTTCCGTCGCCGCATGCTCGAGTTCTACGTGCTGCACAACTTCACCCCATAACAGGAGGACACGCACATGACCTATACCGCATCCCAGGCCCAGGCGGGCAGGGGAACAACCCTCGGCATCGGCGCGACGCCCACGCTGATCGGCGAGCTCGACAACGTTCCGATGGATCTGCCGGAATGGAACACGGATGACGTGACGAACTTCGAATCCGGTTCGGACGAAGAGTTCATCACCACCATTCGCAAGTCGATGGAGTACTCCGTCACCGGCAACCGCGTCAGCTCCGATGCCGGCCAGATCGCCGTGGAAACGGCCTATGCCGCGGGCTCGCTGTCCTCGTTCACGCTGACGCTGCCGAAGACGGCGGCGCAGACAACCAGCGGCGACAAGTATGTCTTCAATGCGCTGGTGCTCAGCCAGTCGTTCAAGATCGAGACGACGAAGAAGGTCACCTTCAGCATGAAGCTGAAGACGTCGGGCCCGGTGGCGTTCACCGCCGGAAGCTAAAGAAAAGCCGTTCCCGAGCGAAGTTATGGCCACTGATGCGTTACCGGACTCGCATGTTACCGTGGGTCCGGGGAGATACGTCATGAGCGAAGAAGAGCAGAATGCGGTCGTGGGTCGCGTTCTGACGCGGAAACGGAATCTCGAAAAGCGCGTGGCCTTGCTGGAGCAGGAGGCGAAGCGCTATGGAGAGATCCTTGTGCAGGTGGGATCAGGTCTGCGCGTGCGGCCCGAGGATGTCTTTTTTCTCGGACAGTCGACGCCGGCGCCGGTGCGCGATGCGCCCGTCGATCCGGCGCTCATCGATGGCGCAAAGGCCGCAGCTCTCGTGCTGGAGCTGCGGACTGTCAGGGCCGAGTTGGCCGCGGTGCGCCGCGAGGCCGCGCAGATCGGGTTCTAGATAGCAAACCCGGTGAGGTAGTGCAGCAATGCAGGGGCGGCAACGTTCCGGCCCTGATCTTTTTAAGGGTGTGAAAATGAGAAAAAATCAGCCAGGCGGTTCTTCGAAATTTTCCGATCCGACGTTGCCGGAGACCTACGTCGACATCGACGGCGAGAAGTTCAGGTTATGTTTCGATTTCGCATCGCTCGCGCAGGCGAAGAGAAAGCTGCAGGAGCAGGGCGTGGAGATCAACATTCTTCACTCGCTCAACTTTTACACGCTCGACGTAGACACGCTGGCTGCGATCTTCTACGCGGCGGCGCACCGCTTCCATCCAAAGATGGAATGGTCGAAGGCGCAAAAGCTCACGAATCTGAGAACTGGAGCGGCGATCATTGAGGGTCTGGCGACCGCCTATGCCTCAGCGATGACCGACCCAAAGAGAAACCCTCGAGAGGGGACGACACAGAAAGCCTGAGCGAGCAGGAACTCTGGCTGCATCTCTGGTCCGTCGCCCGATACGACCTGCATCTCAGTGATGCCGACTTTTTCCGGCTCACGCCGCGCAAGCTTGACGCCCTGCTGACCCGAAGAAGGGCCGGTGTTGAGCGCAACGAGCTTCTTTTCGCTCAGCTGACTGAAAAGGCGGTGAATTACAGCGTCAGAGCGCCCAAGGATCCGGCGCGGATTCAGGATTTCATGCCGTCGCAGTGGGTGGCCGACGTGAAGAGGAAGGCGGCGGTGCCAGACATAAGCAAGCCGGTTCGCATGACCGCGTGGCGGCGCAGGGAGGTAGCCGACAACTGGCGTCGGTTCATGAGCAGCGGCTTTGCCGGCTATACGACGGTGGAGACGCCGGACGCGGGATAGTGGGACTGCCAGTGGTATACTGCCGACGGCTTTCCGGAGGAAACATGTTGAAGCTGCTGGCAGTTATAAGTTTGCTAACTTGCGCGATAGGTCATGCGCAGTCCGCGCCGACGCAGTCGCTGTCGGAAGCGATCGCCAAACACTCCGCCGAGGCGCTTTTGGCGACTGCTACCTTGGCAGCGGCCAACCCGGCCAATACGCCGGAAGCGCGGCAAGAGGCCTTTAACTTGCGCACCGCGATCTCAGCGCAGTTGACCGCGCTCGATCAGGCGGTCATAAGCAACAATACCGTCGCGCTTGAGGCGGGCGAGGCCCAGCTATCTCCGGGCATGACCCAAAGCAAGGACGATTACCTGAAAAAGCATTCCGAATAACCGGTTTGTGGGACTTGACATCCCTGGAGGGGGTGCTATCCTGACGGTTCTGGAAGGGAGTCTCCTGATGAAGCTGGCCGTATGGATCGCGGCTGTTGTAGTGCTGGCAGCGGGCGCAGCATTCTGTGTGCGCGAGGCGAAGCGCGCGGAGCGTTCGCCGCAGGCCATTGCCGATGGCTTCGCGGCCATCCTCGCCGGGGGCCAGACGGAGATCGATGAACTCCGCGCGAAGAACGTGGATCTGGACCGACAGATCATCGAGGATTGGCGAGAGGGCTACGGAAGACCGGCAAAGGCGGACCTGCCGGAATATATGGCGGACCTGGCCTGGGCGAAAACTCGCCTGGAAGCGAACGACCCGGCGCAGCGAGATCTGGATCGCGACATCGCGTGGTGCCGAAAGCGGTTGAAGTAAAGAAATCGAGTGTAGGTTTTTGGAAGCCGCCTTTCGGGGCGGCTTTCTTATTGGAGAGGTAGAGCGTGGGCGGATTCACAGTCAAAATCGAGGGGCTGCGCGAGCTCGATGCGAAGCTCAGCGAGATGAAGGATTCCCAGATCAAACGGGTGATCCGCCACGGGCTCGATGCCGGCGGCGAAGTGATGAGGCGGGCCATTGCCGAAGCGGCGCCGGAGAGGCCGGATCTGCCCAGTGAAGATGCGCTCCCGCCCGGAGCCATGAAGCAGGACATTGAAGTTCGACGCGGGCGATTCGAGGGGCTGCTGGCGGTGTTTATTGGGCCGGGGAAATACACGCGGCGCCAGGCGGGCTGGGTGGAATATGGTCATCGGCTGGTGCGGGGCGGTATTTCGCGGTTAACGAAGACGATCTTCGGAAACGTGAAATACAAGGGATCGGGTACCGAGGTGGGCGAAGTTAAACCTCATCCATTCATCCGGTCGGCCTATGAAGCGTTTCGCGAAGAAGCGGTACAGGTAGCGGTGGACACGATGCGGGGGGAGGTCGGGCTGGGTGCGGCGCCGAGCTCGGGCCGCGGGTCGGAAGAGAACCACAGCGGGGAGGAGGACTGATGGCCGAAGCGGCTGGCAGTGTAAAAATCATTTTTGCGGCAGATGCGACGAGCTACAGTGCCGCGCTGTCCTCGATGCAAAAGCAGATGGATTCGTTCGCCGCCAAAGCTGGGGTGGCCGGGCGGAGCGGCGCTGCTGCCGGGCATGGCATGGTTGCGCCCTGGCAGGCCTCGTCGGCCGCCTTGCGTGTTGCTGAAGGCAACATGACGAACAATATCCGCGCCGCGGAAAGGTTCCTCGCCACGATTCCCGGAGTGGGCCGCGCGTTGCAGGTGGCCTTCCCGGTTGTCGGAGCCGTCGCCCTTCTGGGCGTATTTGCGCGAATGGGCAACGAGGTTGTGGACTTCATCAAGAAGACGAACAAGATCCCGCAGGCGCTGGAGACTGCCTTTCGGGAATCGTTGCTGAGTGGTCAGTCGGCGGCCGACGATCTCCAGAAGGAGAACGATGCCCTCGACAATCAAATCGCGAAGCTCGAGGGACGGCCGCAAAACAATCTGGCCACGGCGATCGACGACGCCCGCATCGCGGCCGATAAGTTGGAGCAGTCGCTCATGCGCGACAATCGCGAGATTGCGGAGCTGCTGAAGCAGAACCAAATTGGGTCGCTCGGCGAGCTGCTCACCGGTAAGGGGCGAACGACGGACGTCGCGGGAGTCGTCAACTATTGGAATCAGGAGCTGGCGAATAAGGCGAAGGACTTCGACAGCGCGGTGCACGCATTCGGGCCAGACAGTGCGCAGGCGAAGGCCGCGCAGACTGCGCTCGCACAGCGGCGACAGGCGGCGGAAGCCAACATGCAGATGGAGATCGACGTTCGCAAGCCCGGTCCCGACCGTGCGGCGAACATTACCGGCGATCAGGCGCCGAACCTGAACATCGCCCAGGGCTATCTCGCGATTCTGCAGCAGCAGGACAGAATGGACAGCCTGAGCGGGCAGCACGAGCAGAAGAAAAGCGTTGCGGATGCGCTGACCCACGCGCGCGAGCTGCAAGCCGCGGCAAAGGAGCGCGGCGCTCAGCAAATGCAGGCATGGCGAGAAAACCTCGAGGCGCAAAAGGCCGCCCACGCGATGACGCTCGACGAAGACGCGGCCTACTGGCAGAAGCTGGCCGACAGCGCGAAGCGCGGATCGACGCTCTACAACGCCGCACTGATGGAGGCGAATAAGGCGCGCGCCGCAAGCCAGGTCCAGGATCAGCAGCAGTTCGTCGGGGCTACGATCGAGAAGATGCGCTCCGGAGAAGCGGGCGACTCGTCGAGCGATCGCGTGCACGCCGCGCTGCAGGAACAATATGTCGGCGACGACACGCGCGAGCGAGAGATCAAACGCCAAACGGAGGAGGGCGCCACGCGCGCCTTCGCTGCGGCCGAGCAGCAGCGCAAGGCTGCGGACAGCCTCGCGGAGGAAGCGATCCGGCTGCAGGAGCAGAGCGGGCAGCTCTCCCGCGCCGGCGCCGCGCAGGCGCTCATGACGGTCCATCAGGAGAGCTTTGCGAACTGGTCGGCGGCGTCCGCCTCGTTCTCGGCGCAGTTTCCGAATTTGGCCGTGCCGGGCGCGACGCAAGCCCTGCAGGAGTACGGGAAACAATCGCAGCAGGATGAAGCCGCGCAGGAGGCCACGACCTCGCTGGGTGCGCTGCGCGAGGCGACCGATCGCATGACGCAGGCCTTCACGGATCTGCCTGCCCACCTGGTGGAGCTGGTGAGCAGCGCGATCAGCGGCTTCAATGAGGCGTTCTCCAGTGCGGTGATGGCGCATGCGGATAGTGGTCAGGAATACCGCCGCAATATGACGAATGCACTGGGCGGCCAGTTCCGCTCGCTCGGCGCGCGCGGCCTCGATTCCGCGCTCCAGATGGGCGAGGGCGGCCTGCTCTCGAAGCTGGGCTTCGGCAAGATGAAGCCCGATGGCACGAAGGGTAATCCGATGTTCGTCAGCATCGTCGGCGGCGGCGCCGCGGCGCCCGGCGTGGGGCTGCTGAGCGCGCTGGGCGCATCGGGTCCCGCCGGCACTACGGGCAGCAGCAAGGGCGGCTTCCTCTCCACGGTGCTGCCGGCGCTGACGCAGATGATTCCGCACCTGGCCTCGGGCGGTCCGCTTTCCTCGAACATGCCGGCGCTGGTCGGCGAGAACGGGCCCGAGCTCTTCATGCCGAGCAGCTCCGGCCGCATCGTGCCGAACGGAGACTTTGGAGGCGGCGGCAGCAGCGGCGACGTGCATCTCCACATCGATGCGCGCGGCGCCACGGATCCGGCGTCAGTAGGGTTTCAGATCCAGAAGGCAGTTGATCAGGTGCGGAGGGAGATCCCGGCGATCTCGCTGGCCGCACATCGGCAATACAATCGCGCGCGGCCGGGATCGTCGCGGGTCTAGGAACTCGATGGAGGATGTTTCTGCGCTATCTCAATCGCTTGAGCGCGGTCGATGTTGCCGTCGATTATCAGCCGCCCGGCAACGGCGAGGGCTAAGTTGTGAATCGCCACGACTTGATCTTCAGTGAACCCGACCTCAAGCATGCGAGTGAAGGTTTCGGTCACAGTTTTCGTAACGCTCGCCAGATGTTCTAGTGCCTCTGTTTTATCGTCTGCCATAGCGTCAACATTTTAAATCCCGGGCCGTTCAACCCGACCTTGTCAACAGCTCCGCTCACCGCGGGGCTTTTCTTTTGGGGAGATCTCCGATGAAACGCTGGATTCCGGGCGCGCTCGCCGCGCTGCTGCTGCTGCCGTGTGCTTTCGCACAAACCGGCTATGTGACGATGACGGCGGCCAACCTGACCGATCAGAGCGGCAGCGGCGCGCTCCTCTCGAACGCGACGGCGACGTTTTGTCTCACGAACGCCGCCGGAACGCCGATCGGCGTGCATATCGGATCGAGCGCCGGCGGTCAGGCGGCGCCCCGCTGTTCGTCGGGCCCGGTGAATAACGGCGCGCTGGTTGGGACGTGGCAGACGGCCGACCCCGGCGCCGCGGGCACGAATATGGTGCCGGATCCGGCCTTCACAGCCGCCCTGGGTACAAACTGGACGAATCCGTCGTCGACGACGACGCCTCCGGTACACAGCGCCGAATGCGATACGATGCCGTCCGCGTCGCATACCACCGTCTCGTGCACCGTGACCGGACTGCTCGGCGGCGAGACAGTCATCCTGAGCACACTTAGGCTAGGCAACCCCACAGTGATCTCCCTGACGGACTCGGCCGGTCAAACGCCGGTCGTGTTCCACACAGTCGTTTGGGGCGGCAACGCCTACGACGGATATGTTTTATCGAATGCGAGCGCCGGTTCGCACACCTTTACTCTGACGGTGGCAACGGCGGTGACCTATCTGGGCCTGCGCGCCGATGTCTTCTCGGGAACGCCACTGGCAAATCCAATCGACGCGTTTAGCTGGAATAACGCCAGCTGCTCGGGTACTACGGTGAGCGGGTCACCGGTAACGACAACCCTGGCCAACGAGACCGTATTTGCATGGGGCCAGGCGAGCGGTTCCACAGCGCTGACCGCGGGATCGGGTTACACCCTCTATCCGCAATCTGGCGGCGGCCCGAGCGATTCAGCCGGAGAGACGATCGCCGCAACGTCGCCCGGAGCAGTGACTGCCTCGTTTGGCCAGTCTGGCGGGAGCTTATGCGTGGTCAGGACCGTTGCGCTGAAGCCGCTGGTGCCATGGCTGATTGCTAACACCGGTTCACCGCAGGCGGGGCTGAACTATCTCGCGGCCGGATCGTCTGCGAGCGGGACGAACGCGTATTCGCAGTCAGCCGCGATTACGGTGATTCCGGGGCAGACCTACACGTTCGCGGGGTATATCAACGCCGTTGGCGTCACCGCAGGGAGCCTTTATTGGCAGGTGTGGGCCCCGGGTCCGGGGACGCAGTTGGGCGCAGCCGCAGCCACGCTGGGCGCGTCGGGCGATTACACTGTCCAGTTCACCGCCCCGGCGGGAGTGACATCCGTTCTGGTGCGAGCTGTGATCAACTCGCTGGCGATTACGCCCGGTGACACAGCCGCATTCGCGGAACCCCTGCTGCAGGCCGGCAGCGCGCGGCTCGTCGATACCAACCTCAGCAACCCGCAGAATCCGTGCGAGGGGCTCACGATCACCGACAACGTCAGCGGCAGCGTCCTGCTGGGCGGACCGGGATCCGGCTACACCTGCCTGCAGCCGCAATGGACGGAAAGCGCGCCGATGAGCTGCGTCGCCGGCGTCTGCAACCTTGACAGCTATATCCCGACGACTACGCCCGGGGTGATGCAGGTCTCCGGGATCGCCGGGCCAGTGGGTCCGGCAGGTCCAGCGGGGCCAGCGGGGCCTGCGGGGGCGTCGTCGGGGTTGGTTTGGGTCAAGCCGGAGAACTATGGCGCGAAGGGCGATCTTAAGAGGGTCTTCGACGCCTTCACCGTCATGCCGGGAACGAGCAACTATTCCTCCGCGGTCGCGTCTCCGCTGGCGGTCACGGCGAGCAGCAATGACGTTGTCGTGACCTGGTTTGGATACTACGGAACGTGGGGCACCACACCGTCTGCCGGAACCTCGCGGATCAACGTCGCCGCGGACTCCTCTCACTATGGCGGCCTCGTCTTCGATCAGACCATCGCTTCACCGCAAACGGTCGCGGCGGTGACGGGATCGATCACGACGCAAAATGGCTGGACTTCGGGGCGGCTCGTATTGAAGCCCACCACAGGCCAAACGATTACATTCGTTGGCGCGAGTGATGTGCAGGAGTCCTCCGGCAGCACCTCGATCACGGTCAACGTACCCAGTGGCGTCGCGAATGGAGATTTCATGCTCGCATGCGCGACGGTTGCGAACGCCGGAGGGTTCAACTCCCTCACCGCTCCCGCAGCCTGGGGAACGCAGGAGTACGTGGCGTTTGCTCTGCCGAATACCGCGGGGAATCCGGACACGGGGATCCATACAGCCTGCTGGCCCCGCACGGCATCCAGCGAGCCGTCCAGCTATACGTGGACGGAGGGCGCAAGCTATTTCAATTTTGCCTTCATTGTCGCCTATCGCAACGTTTCCGGAATTGATGGGAACACAGCCGCGAACCAGCTGCAATCGTTCTCCGGCACCTTCTCGTCGGCCGACGCTGGAAAGCGCATCTGCCTGCAGAAATCCAGTTCGGCGTCCAACGGCCTGGGGCAAACCTGCGGCACGATCACGGCTTATAACCCGCCAGCTGCTGGCGGTCTCAGTTCGATCACTCTCAGCTTTACTCCGGGTACGCTCGTCTCCGGCGTGGAAGCAGTGTACGCGTCCGACGACTATCCGGATTTTCACACGATGCTGAGCACTGCGCCCTGCGCCATTCCAGGACCAGGGTGTCATGTCTACCTGTCTTCAAAATACGGTCTCAGCAGCGGTCTGGCGCTCGCGCAAGGCAACCTTGCGTTTGCCATGGGCGGGGACGGCGCCGGGATGCCGTGGAGCGCGAACGATTTCCTTTCCGGTGTGCCGCCGCAGGACAGTGGCACGCAGCTTGTATTTCTCACGACCTCGCTTTCTTCGACAACTCCGGGGCTCCTGATCAGCGGCGGCTCGACGTTGAACTCCAGCCTTGCGAATGTTGAGCTGGATCGTTTTTCCCTCATCGGGGGCGCAGGCGATAACGGTGATGGAGCCGGCGGCGACGGTCTGGATGTTCTGAACTGGCAGGGCTTAAAGGCGGAAGGAGTCCAGATAGCGAATTTCGCCGGCAATGGGATACTCCTGGATGGCGTATCCGGACCGCCCTACTCCTACACCGAGAACACGGTGTTCGATTTCGGGATCATCACCCTGAACCACGGAGCCGCGATTAAAACGGGCTCGAATACCCCCAATATCGAGACGGTCGCGGTCACCAACTCGGACATCGAAGGCAACGGAGGGCCGGCATTCAATATCACTTCTCCCGGTGCGGTGCAGGGTCTGCGGATCGAGAGCAACACGATCCAGTGGAACAATCGAAACGCCGCTGCGGCCGAGATCACGCTGGCTGCGACGGGGCAGATCACAGGCTGCGACATTCGCGGCAATTACTTCGAGCCAGACAATGTCTTCGGCGGGAAAAGCAACGCCGTCCTCACGAACGTCGCGGCGGCCATCGGCTGCGAGTGGGGAAATAACAAGAACTTCTTCAATGCAGGCATCCCTCCTTACCTGACTTTTTCGGCTGCAGGCACGCCCCTGCCGGCATGCTCCGCCTCAAGCGCCGCGCTGAATGCAAGCACGGCGTATGTGACCGACGCTACCGCCTGCACGAGCGGCACGACCTACACCTCCGGCGGATCGACAGCCTGCAAGGTCCTCTGCACGGGTGGCAACTGGGTCGAAACCGGCTACGGATACCCGTACTAACAACCGCACAAAAGGCCATCCATGCAGACCATCACCATCAACGGCACCAGCTACTCGCTGGTGACGATCCCGACCTCGCCGGGTCCGGCCGACATAGAGATCGGCATGAACGATCTCATCGCGCTCCAGATGTCGCCCTACACGCTGCAGCAGCAAACGCAGCAGTGGCCGGGCGGCGACTGGTGGGACGCGAAGGTTACGCTTCCCTCCATGGCGACGGCCACCGCCGCGCCCTGGGAGGCGTTTCTGGCCGAGCTGCGCGGTCCGCTCAACGTCTTCCAGCTCTCCGATCCGCGCCACCAGAAACCGATGGGCAACACCGGGGCCTCGACGCCGAAGATCGACAGCGGGACCTATGCGACGACGACGTCGAGTATCGGCACGGTGGGCTGGCAGCCCGATCAGGCGCGCGTCCTGTTGCGCGGCGATCGCTTCCAGCTCGGCTACCGCCTGCATATGGTGGTGGATTCCGATGTCAGCTCCAACAGCAGCGGCGCGGCGACCATCTCCATCTGGCCGTCGCTGCGCGAGCCGCCGACCGCCGGCGAGCCGCTCATCCTGAAGTGTCCGAAGGGCCTCTTCCGGCTCGCGCCCGCCGGCGCGCGCCGCATGCTGAGCGCGTCGCCGCGGCAGCTCACGCGGATCGGCAGCTTTCCCTGCCTCGAGGTGCGATAGATGCCGCGCGCGAATCTCGATACCACGCTGGCCACCGACATGGCGGCGCCCAACTACCAGCCGGTCATCCTCGCCAGCTTCGCCTTTCGCTCGAAGACGGAGTACGTGTGGAGCGGCATCGGCGACCTGGTGTGGAGCGGCAACACGTTCAAGGGCATCGGCTCGCTGGGAACGATGGGCCCGATCGGCGGCGGCGCCGCCGGCGTCGAGGAGCCGGGCACGTCGGTCACGCTGAGCGGGATCGATGCCGATCTGCTCGGCGAGACCATGGCCGACGTTAATCCCTTCGGTGCGGTCTCCATCTGGATTGGCTCCTGGCTGAACGGCGGCCTGCACGGCACGCCGTACCTGCTGTGGCAGGGCGGCATGGGTGCGCCGCTGATCGTGCCGGACGTTCAGAAGTTCCGCATCGTGCTGGCGCTGCAGACGAAGATGGCGCAGCTCTCGCGGCCCACCTGCCGGCGTTACACGGCCGCGGACCAGCGGCTCGCCTACCCGGACGACACCGGCTTCAACTGGGTCGAGATCCAAAACGACATCGCGGAGCGCTGGGGCAACTGAAATGAGCACAAATCTGACAACCCCCGCCGTGGCGGGGAAGGCGAAGGTGTCTCCAGCGCAGCCGCCGCTGAAGAATGCCCGCGTGGCGAATTGGGCGATCGAGCATTATCACGACTTCCTGCTCGCGCGCGCGAAGATGCCGTTTGCCTGGGGAACGAACGACTGCGCGATGTTCTGCGCGGATGGAATTCAAACGATGATCGGCGTCGATATCGCCGCCGACTTTCGCGGCCAATACACCGATCAGGCCTCGGCGCTCGCTGCGATCAAGGCGATCGCCGGGGGCGCGACCATCGCCGACGCGGCGGCGTGGTGCGCGTCGAAGCACGGTCTGGTCGAGTGGGAGCATCCGCGGATGGCGAAGCGCGGCGATCTGGTGATCGCACTGGATGGAGAAGCGGGCCCGCTGGCCGCGCTGGTGCATCTGAACGGCGCCGACGTCGTCGCACCGGGCGACGCGGGCCTGCGCCGGCTGCCGATCACCGCGGTGGTGCGCAGCTGGCATGTGGGGCCCGTGGAGCACGCGCGGACTTTCTGGAGTCAGCACAATGTCTAAAGCGATCGAGGGCGCGGCCATGCTGGCCGGTTCCATCGGGATGAGCTTTGTGGCCGCGGCGACGGGCGGCGGGCTCTTTCTGAACCCGCTGTACGACAAGGTGATGTTCGCGCTCGCTGTCGGCGGCATTAGCATGGAGGCGGGTGCGATCGCGCAGGCGCTCACGCAGCAGCGTGGCCAGAACATCACCACGCGGCAGCCCGCCTGCTACCGCCAGGTCATCTATGGCACGCAGCGCGTGGGCGGCGTCATCGTCTACCAGTCCACCACCGGCAGCAAATACGACCAGTACAACCTCGTCATCGTGCTGGCCACCCACGTCGTCGAGGCGATCGAGAACCTGTATCTCGACGGCCGCCGCGTCTATTGGGCGGGGGGTACCGGCAACGTCACGCGCAACGGCTTCAATTTTGGAGGCGCTGCCGGCGGCGGCGATCAAATCGGTCCCAACGGTGCGCACTACAACTTCGACACGCTGGTCTACTGCGAGGCGCGCTTCGGCGATCAGGCGGACGGCGACGTGATCGGAGGCCTCACCGCCAACGATCCCAATTGGGCGGCGAGCGGCGGACAGGCGCCGTATCTGGGCGGCTGCGCTTATGTCTATCTTAAGATCGAGTACGACGCGGCGATGTTCGGGCAGTTCCCGGAAATCCGCTTCACGGTGCACGGCAAGAACGACATCTACGATCCGCGCACCAGCGTCGCGGTCTATGACACCCCCAACCTACAAACGCTTTCCGGTTGGGGGTTGCATACCGAAGGCACCGGCACCCCGCCAACCACTACGCCACCGACCACCTTTGCCTCCATCGGAGGTGTTGCGCCAACCACTTACTCATTCACGCCGGGGACCGGTGGGGCCACTGCTCTGACCATGGCGTGCGCTAACACCGGTTCCGCCTATGCCGATTGGATGGCCTATCTGGCCCCGCGCCCCATCTTATCCAGCACAGGCAATCTCAAGCTCAGTCTCACGTTGACTCCAGATGCCAGTTGCGCAACCTACGCGCAGTGCATCGAGATTGACACCATCATCTCCTATGGTGGCTACAACTACAACGGAAGTTGCCAGCTCAACTACGCTGAAGGCGGCCACTTTCAAATCGTGAACGCGGCCGGCGCGTGGGTGGATTGCGGATTCAATCCAGGCATCCTGTCGGCTGGTGTGGCTCATACCCTCGTTTTCACCTATGCGTATGACACCACAGCCAAAACGTTTTCCTTCGTATCAATCGAGTTGGACGGGACGGTGTACACCATCTCCGGCACTTTGCAGAATGTGCCCGCATCCTTAATGGGCTGGGCGACGGGTGTCATTCTGCAGTTACAGCAGGACTTAAACAGCACTACCGGCGCGCACATGTCCTTTACGGTTGACAACGTCCAGTATTCATGGCCGGGAAGCGGGTCTTCTGGATACAGCACGAATGCGGCCCTGATCTGCGCCGATATTCTCTCGGGTTCTCCCTGGGGACTGAACGACAGCACCGTGAATCAGGCGCAGCTGATCGCCGCGGCCAACGTCTGCGACGAGACGGTGACCTGCGTGGCCGGCAGCGAGGCGCGCTACGCGGCGCACTGGCACTACGACACCAGCACGCCGCCGGGCGAGGCGTTGAAGGTTTTCCTGTCGACGATGGGCGGCCGCATCACGCGTGCCGGCGGCGAGTGGTTCCTGTGGCCGGCATACTGGCAGGGGCCGAGCGCGGCTTTCGACGAGAACATCCTGCTCGACACGCCGCAGTGGAATCCGTACCGCAAACCGGACGAGCTCATCAACCGCGTCAATGGCACCTACCTCGCGCCGAACTATCCGTACAACGTGGCGGGCGACCTCTACGACGCCAACGGCTGGTACGACGGCTCCATCGCGAATCAGTTCCCTTTCGCTTTTCAGCCGACAAACTTTCCGCAGTACGCCGCCGACGTCCTCCACGGCTATCCCAGCGATCAGTACCTGACCGAGGACGGGAATTATCAGCTGCCGCTCGAGCTGGAGCTGAAGGCGGTGCTCTCGGTGAGCCAGGCGCAGCGTCTGGCAAAGATCGCGCTGCTGCGCAACCGCCAGCAGGGCTCGGGCGTCCTCAAGATGAAGCTCGGCGCCTTCGGCGTTACGGGGCTCGATGTCATCACGATGAGCTTTGCGCAGCTGGGCTGGAGCAGCTACGCGCTCGAAGTCTCCGGAGAGCCGCAGCTCACCTGCAGCGAGGCCGAGTTCGACGAGGAGGGCAAAGTCGTCCGCGCGCCGGAGCTGTCGTTGCAGGTGCCGGTGCAGGATACCTCCTCCACGGTCTACGCGGATCTGGGTTCGGGCGAGGAGCTGACGCCCTACGATGTGCCCAGCACAACGAATCAGGCGCCGTACATCCCGGCTCCGCCGACCAGTATGACGCTGGTCTCCGGCGCCGCGACCGCGGTTGAGGGTGCGGACGGGGTAACCATCCCGCGTGTGCTGGTCGAGTGGACGGATCCAGCCGACATTCTCGCGGTGCAGGTGATCATCCAGTTCCAGCTCCACGCCGCCGGCAGCTGGCAGACAGGAGGCATTGTCCCGGTCGGCGACGAGCAGGCCTTCGTCGGCGGCGTCGTGGCCGGCGTGGTCTACGACTTCCGCATCTGCTCGCTGCGCGCCAACGGCGCGGTCTCGGAGTGGCTCGAGCAGGACAGCTACACGGTCAGCGCGACGCTGTCGATCGTGAAGTCCACGGGCCTCAATCCGAACTCGCCCTTCAACGTCGAGAACGATGCGGTGCTCGATTCCATCGTCGACGGCAGCGGCAGCGCGGCGGAGATTCGCATCTACGGACCGGGCGGTATCGGCACGGCCTGGGACAACTACACCGGGCAGGGAAGCGCGACCTATCCGGCGGCTTCGATCTCGGGCCTCGCGTTCTCCTCGCCCTACACGCTGGTCTACGACACGGTGACCTCGGGCTACCTGGCGCTGGCGACCTACACCGATGCGCTGAGCGACAGCTACATCATGGTTGGCTGGGTTACCACCTGCGCCTCAGGCGGGACGGGCAGCGGAAGCGGGGGCGGCGGCGGCACGGGCGCCGGCGGCGGCGGCGGCCGGGGATACCCAACGGTTTAGCGGAAAAGAGGGGCGAAACCATGGCAGTCGAAATTGCGCGACAGGAACTGCGGGCGGCGCGGCGCGATGAGTACATCGTGCTGATGGACGACTACGGCGCGGAGCTGCACGTCGTGATCCCGGTCACGTTTACGGCGGATCAGCGTGCAGCGGAGATCGCGGCGAAGACGGCGGCGCACGCCGCGACGCAGGCGCAGCTCGAAGCGTATGCGTCCGCCGCGAAGCAGGACCTGACCCAGCAGAAGGCGGCCGGTCAGGCGCTGCGGCTGAAGACGCAGCAGCGGTACGGCCTCGCGAAAGCGAGCTGAAACGGCCATGGCCATCGGGTACGTGCAGGAGATTCCGAAGCCGCCGCGCGATCTGACGGCAATCGAGTTATGGGGTGAGGAGGAACGTATGCAGACGAACCTGAAAGCGGTGCTGATTGCGCCGGAGACCATCGAACAGTGGCTGACCGAGGGGAGCCGTCGGGCCTTCAAGGTGACCACCGGGCTGCCCGCCGGCGCCGCGCTGATGCGGATCGACCGCTGGGACGGCCGAACCTTTCGCGCAATCTTCCATCACCCGTCGTTTCCGCTCGCCGATCCGTTCGGCGAGATCGAGCTGCTCGATGTGCGGCTGCAGGATCTGTCGCTGGCCGCGAGCAGCTGAGGCAGCATGACGCTGGCCGAAGCACAGGCGCGCGTCTGCAGCTACGAGCGCTTTCTCCTGAAGGCGATCGAGGCGGCCGACAGGAAGGAGCAGCGCTGGTGGGCCTCGCGGCTGCTGGCGGCCGAAGGGGAACGGGCACGGATCCTGTGCTGCCGCAACGAGCATCCGGACCGGCTGCGCGGGGTGCATCGAGCCCGCGCGCAACACACGCAAAAAACGCCGGAGCCGTGGTCCTGGATGACGGTCGGAGACTGAAGGTTTTTCGGAGAGGAAGGGAGGTCGCGGACAATTCGCCAGAGCTAGCGGAATGCGGGAGGCACGCCGTGCGCGCTCCCGCTTCTGCTTATTTCAGCTTCTCTTTCTCGGCCAGCGTGCGCAGCGCGCGGCGCAGCACTTCCGCTCGGCTCAGGAGGCCGGTTTTCTTCTGCAGCCGGGCCAGCAGCCCGGGCTCAACTGGCTGCGACCCTACGATCTGCGCCACACCGCGATCACGCGGATGGCGGAGGCGGGCGTGCCGATCCATGTGATTATGAGCTTTGCCGGGCACATGAGCGCGAAGATGCAGCTGCACTACACCAGCATCAGTATGGCGTCGAAGCGGGAGTGGGCGCAGAGGGCGTTCGAGATGCCGACGTGGGAGCAGACCGCGCAGGCGCTGAAGAAACCGAGCGTGAGCGTGGGGATCGAGCGGCGCAGAGCGGGAGCGGGCTAAGTGCCGGAGCATTTACACGAAGAACACGGTGAGCGCGGCGGCCTGATGATTCGCTGCTGGGGATGCGGCGATCTGAACGATCAGCACAATCCTCGTCGTGAGCCTTTTTGCACCTATTGCGCACGTCTCATCAGGCGCTTTGTGAGGACACTGGCGACCGGCATATGATGACCAAGGGAACCATCCGAGTTATCCACAAGCGAGTTATTTCTTGGACTTTTTGAAATTCTGAGTTATGTTCGAACACGTCCGGCCCGGCAGCAAAAACGAGGGTGGACGCGGAACAAAAGAGACGCGGTGACGATCCCCGCCCGGAGGAAATCGGCCAACGCCCTTTTAAGGCGTGGGTCCTGGGTTCGAATCCCAGCGGGCTCACCACCTATCTCTCTTTCCGCGACCGCTCGCGTATCCGGGAGCCCGGACGCCCCACATCCTGGGACCGGCTCGCAGGAACACGCGGCCCCCCGGTCGTGGGTCGTCCGCCCTCCCGGGCCGCAACCGGCGAGAAAGAGAGACGCCGTGCAGCCCTCCCAGCCCTCCACTGAACTGCCTGCAGGTCCCGTTCCCCTCAGGCCCTCCCCCGTTTCTTCTCAGGCATCGTCCGAAGAACGCGCCTTTGTAACCTATGCGCTGGCCCGGTTGCGTGTCTACGCGCACCGCATGGCGCTGGACAAGATCCAGACGGACAGCACGGGCCGGCCCATCTGCCTTGAGTGTGGCGCTTCCGCCCGCGCGGAAACCCGCATCGATCACCAGCTGGCCTGCACGACCGGCGCGGTCCTGCACTGGCTGGCGCAACTGCCCGACGATCTTCCCGCGATCGAGGCGGACGATCTGAAGCGCGACGCGCTCCTTTCCGCGGCGCAGCATCGGGATCTGGCTGCGCTGATCTTCGAGGCGCGCTCTCTGGCGCGGGCGCAGATCATGACCCAGATCCCCGGCACGGAGGTCTGTCACGAATGCGTGCAGGCTCTCGGCCTGTTCGGCGTCGACGGACACACGCCGGAGTGCCGTACCGGCAAGGTGCTGCGTCGGCTCGATGCGCTCTGCGCCGACAGCGAAGCAAAGTTTCCGCCTCCTTCCGCGGCGGCTGGTGAATCCGCTCCGGGAGCCGCGCTTTTTTCCGGAGAGCCGGTGCACTTCAACGAGCCGTGGGCGCTGCGCGATGGGATGCGCGACGGGACGCTGATCGTCGACGCGCGGGGCTGCGAGATCGCGGATCTGGCAATGAGCGACGTTGGCGAGTCCAGCGAGCGCGAATTCGCGCGGCGCATCCGGGCCTGCGTCAACGCGTGCGCCGGACAGCCGACGCATCAGCTGGAGACGATTGGCGAGGCCATCGCCCAGGCGCCGCGCAACAGCTACGCGATGCTCTTCTTTCACCGGCGTCACTTTAAGGCGGCCGTGGTGGCCACGCTGCGCATGCTCCTCGATCAGGCCGAGCGCGAAGCGGAGCAGGCCGCGCAGCCGGAGAATCAGGCGGTTGGCATTGACCCCGACGCGCACCTCGGCGCCGTCGAGTCGTGCGAGGCGCCGGTGTGTCCCCGCGACGGTACCTCGGGATGCGAGAAGGGCGGCCAGTCATGATCCGCGCGTTGCGCATCCCGCTCTGGCTCCTGTGGACGCTGCTGTTGGCCGCGTTGCTGTTCTGCGGCTGGCAATGGTATCGCGCCCAGCGCGAGGCCGCGACCTACCGCGACGCGCTCGGCGAGCTCGGCGTGCGCTGTGTGCGCGTCGACCAGCCCGCTGGCGCTCTGGTCTGTGTGACCTCGCGGGGCGACGCCTTCGCTGTCGGTTTCCGCCAGCCCGTGCGCAGTGAAGGAGACGAGCAATGACCGCCTCCAAAGTTCAGGAGATGCCAAAGCACGCGCCCGCCGGGATGACCGTGCGCTCGATCCCTCGCGAAGCGCTCCAGGCCGCGCCCTGGAACGCGCGGACGAGCTTCGATGACGAAGCGATGGACGGGCTGAAGGCCTCGATCGCGCAGCACGGAATCCTTGTGCCGCTGATCGTGCGCCCGATTGCAGGTCGCTCCGGCAGCTACGAAATCGTCGCAGGCCACCGCCGTTATCTTGCCTCGCTGAACCCTGAGCTGCCCTGCGATGTGCGCGAGCTCAGCGATGCCGAGGCGCGGGAAGTGGGCCTCATCGACAACCTGCAGCGGCAGGACCTGTCGGCGCTGGAAGAGGCCGAGGCCTACCAGCAGATGTTTCGTCTCGCCGGAGACAGCGGTCGCCCGCTGACACCGGCTGAGCTCGCGGCGCGGGTGGGCAAAAGTGAGGGCTATGTCCGCCTGCGTCTGCGACTGCTCATCGCCGACGCCGAGGTGCGCGACGCGCTGCGCGAGGGCACGATCCTGCTCGGGCACGCGCTGGAGCTGGCGCGGCTGGAATCCTCGGCGCAGAAGACGCTGCTGCAGTGGCTGCTCTTCGAGGAGTGGGGCAGCGGGAAGCAGAAGCGGAAGGACGTGCCCAGCCTCGCCGAGCTGAAGCGGCACATCGCCGAGGAGATCCTGCTCGATCTGGCGAAGGCGCCCTTCGACACGAAGGATGCGCAGCTGGTGCCACAGGCCGGATCGTGCCTCGACTGCCTAAAGCGGACCGGCAACAACAAGCTGCTGTTCGCCGACGTGAAGCAGGGCGACACCTGCACCGATCCCGGCTGCTTCGCAGGCAAGGTGACGCGGGCGATCGACGTGGCCGTCGAGCAGCTGACGGCGAAGGGCAAGAAGGTGGTGCGGATCTCGGAGAACTGGCAACGCGCCGCCACGCTGCCGAAGGACGCGCTGATCAGCAGCCAGTACACCGCGCTGCAGGGGCACATCCGCAACGCGCAGCAGGAGTGCCCCGATTTTGCGGTCGGGGTCTACGTCGACGGCCACGAGCGCGGCAAGCGGCAGAACGTATGCCTCGCGAAGAAGTGCAAGGTGCATGGATATCAGCGCGAGTCTGTCGCCCGCCCGACGCTGACCGCGAAGGACGTCGAGAAGAAAGCGAACCTCGATGTCGAGCGGACGGCGCGGCAGAGGATTTTCGCGGCGGTGACCGAGAAGGCTCTCAGGCTGACGAAGGCGACCGACGCGATGATTCGCGCGGTTGCGCTCACGGCGATATTCGAGTTCGGCGGCGAGGCCCTGATGAAGGCGGTCGGCTGGCCAGAGAAGACGTTTGTGAGCAAGAAGGAGCTCGCGGCGAAGGTGCACGCGCTGCCGGCGTCGAAGGCGGTCGCGATCGCGATGCTGTCATCGTGCTGCGATGACCTTCGCGTCTGCGAGTATTCGGGGAAGCCGGAGTGCCTTGAGGCGGCCGCGATGGCTTTCGGGGTTCATACGGGCGCAATCCGCAAAGTCGTGGCGGCGGAGTTTGCGGCGAAGGGAAAGAAGCCGGCGGCGAAGAAGGCGGTTGCGAAGAAGGCCACGAAAAAAGCTGTGGCGAAACGGCCCGTGCTGTCCGGAGCGGCGCGCGCGAAGATCGCTGCCGCGCAGAAGGCGCGCTGGGTGAAGGCGAAGGCATGAACGAGTTCACGCTCTGGGTTACGCGCAATTGGCCGGGCGCCGTTTGCCATTTCTGCGGCGTCGAGGACGCGCAGGTGGATGGCGATCGTGTTCGCTGGCTCTCGACGAAGCGCAACGTCTGCAACCACCCGGGTTGCCAGCGCAAGCTGCAGGTCGAGGTCGACCGCGAGCAGAAGCGGCTGCGCGCGGCGGGGCGGAGCGGCAAGCGCACCCCGGCCGAGGTGCACCAACAGATCATGCAGGAAAGGCGCGCACGGCGGGCAGCCTCGCGGGCGCGCAGAAAGGCGAAGGCGGCATGATGGCCACGATTCCGGAGACCCTGCACATTTGCAACCGCTGCGGCGAGCTGGCCAGCCGGGAATGCGAAAGCTGCGCCGAGGTGCGGCGGCTCAACGAGCAGCTGGAAGAGGGCTTCCACGCGCGGCGCGCGGCGGTGTTCTTCGACTCGCTGCCTCGCATCACGCCGCCCGGCTCGGAGTTTCCCCGCCGCTTCCGCCCGCCGGAGTGGCTGTTCTGCCTGCGCGGCTGGATGCGGGTCGCCGCTGTGGCGCTGTTCGACGGCGCGTTGCTGCTGCTGGCGCTGACCGCGTTCTGGTGGGCCGGTAAGGCCGCCATCCACGAGCTGCTGGGGTGAAAGAAAACGGTTTTCCGAAAGGAAGAGGGAGAGAGCATGGAGCTGGATCCGCACAGGGAAGTCAATCCGATCAACATTGGCAACATCAACAACGGCGCGGTGATCGAGGCTTTCGACATCGAGCTGCGCAAGGTGCTGGCCAACATCGTCGATCTCAACACGCCGGCGACCAACACGCGCGCGCTCATCCTGCGCATCGACTTCAAGCCGCACAGCGACCGCTGCACCATCGTGACGGACTTCCACTGCAGCTCGAAGCTGGCGCCGATCGAGACCCACACCTCGAAGATGTTCCTCGGCCGCGCGGAGGATGGGGCCGTCGTCGCGTTCGACAAGGACCCGCGGCAGATGCCGCTGTGGAGTGCGCCGAAGCTGAAAGAGGTTCCGGTGATCGAGTTCGGCAAATCGTCTTAACGCAGTTTTCAACCGCAGGTCAGGGAGAGAAAAGCGCAATGGCAAAGGAACAGAAGGAGTCCTCGGGATTTTCCGGGATTTTCGAATACGTGTTGGCAAAGCTGAAGGACCGGACGCCGGTCACGCACAAGGTCGGCAGCCAGGAGTATGCCGTCAAAGAGGATGGGACGCTGGGCGCGCCGGTGCGCGAGCTGGCGCCGCAGTGGGATAAACCGACGTTCGAGGTGACGACGCTGTCGGCGCTGGCCGATCTCTACGCGGCCGGGATGGACGGGGTGCCAACAGCGCGGGTCGATAACGTGCCTCAGGTCGCCTTTCACGTCGTCGATCCGCTGACCGTGCAGCTGGTCTCGCTGCGGGCCGACGAGTTTGGACGCCGCCATGTGTACGCCCGCGCGAAGCATACGCCGGAGACGCCGTTTGCATTCGGCAAGTACTATTCCGATCCGCAGGACTTCCTGATCGCCTTCCGTGCCAGCTTCGACTTCAACGAAGAAGCCGTGAAGGTCTGCCAGGTGTGCTCGCAGGTCGGCGCCGGCGAGGCGGTGGCCGTCACCGACGACGGCATCTCGCAGGAGGTCATCGTGAAATCGGGCACGGTGACGAAGAGCGCGGTGACGCTGCCGGCGGACGGGATTCCGCTGATTCCCTGGCGGACCTTCCGCGAGGCGACGCCGGTGATCTCGAAGTTCCTGCTGCGCATGAAGGGTGTGAAGGATGCGCTGCCGCACATTGCGCTCATCGAGATCGATGCGCGGTGGAAGATCGAGACGCAGGCCAGCATCGCGCACTGGATCAAGGCGCACACGCAGGACGCCACGATCATCGCCTAAGAACCCCACGCCGACAACACGGGCAAGCGCCTGCAGCACGGGCGGGATGGATGCGGCCATCCGGTTTCGCTTCGCGTCCGCATGACGCGAAGCCTGTTCTCCTGAGGTCCTGCAGTGGTGATGAACGCAAGCACGCGCTACGACGCACGTTTCGAGACCTGGTGGCAATCGACCGAGAGGCGGGGCGCTCGCCCGGTCTACGTGGAAGAGAAGGACGTGGCCTGGGCTGCGTGGGAAGAGGCCATGCGCATCGCCGCCGGCGAGCGCGAGGCTGCGCTGAATCGCGTGGGCGCGGCCATCGAGCCGCAGCTCGAGCACAACACCGCCGCCCGCGAAGCGCTGGTGCGGGAAAACGCCGAACTGAAACGGCAGCTGGCGGCGAAGGCATGAAGGCCTTGTCGCTGTGGCAGCCGCATGCTCAGGCCATCGCGGTTGGCCTGAAACCGTACGAGACGCGGGACTGGGCAACGTCGTATCGCGGACCGCTCGCCATCCACGCGGCGAAGCGGCTCTGGACCGATGCCGGCGCATGGCATGACCACGCCTCGAAGCTGCTGCGGGAGCGCAGTGTCTTCCGGGGAACCATGGTCTACGGAGCGGTGGTGTGCACGGCGGAGCTCGTTGACTGTCTGCGCACCGGTGAACTCATCGGACGGCTCGATCCGGATGGGGATGGGTTCTGGGGCGATTTCGGGCTGGGCCGCTACGCGTTCAGGCTGGCCAACGTGCAGGCGCTGCCGTCGCCGATCCCATGGCGCGGGCAGCAGGGATTCTTTGAAGTCGACCTCGGAATGCATGAGGCGAAGCCGCGCGACACGCAGACGCTGTCGCTGTTTGGGGAGGAAGTGAAATGACGGTAAGCGAATTCTTCGAGGCCAGCAAAAGCCGCACCGAGCGTTGGCATCCTGGCGGCCTTGGCGAGTGGTCTGAGCTGGAATGGGCCGGAGCGATGGCTGGCGAAGCGGGCGAAGCGGCCAACGCCGCCAAGAAGCTGAAGCGGATCGATAATCGCATCGCGAATCTGAGCGACGATCCTAACCGTCAGCTGTCCGACCGAGACGACGCGGTCAGGGCAATCGTTTCCGAGTGCGCCGACACAATCATTTACGCGCTGTTGCTGATGGCGAGGTGCGGTGTCGAAGATCCCGAGGCAGCATTGCGGACGACGTTTAATCGCACCTCCATCCGCTATGGCTTTCCCGAGCTTGTATGAGCGGCAAGGGCAAGTGGGACCTGACGTCGACGCATGCGCTCGAGGGGGCGGCGGAGTGGATTCGGAAGCGCGGCTGTTTGGGGAGCGGTAATTTGCTGACAGTTCAGGATCTGGCTTTCAAGCTTGCAGATGAGGGTGCGCGGCAAACAATCCGATCCTTTTGCAGTACCGAAAAAGGTTGGTTCGACACGTCGCGATTGGGTCCGCGAACTTCTGACGTGCGTAGGTGGGTCGCCGAAGCAGTGCATTATCTGGCGATGCGCGGCCAGCTCACGCGTGCTCGGCGCCGGGAGGATCTGGTGAAATTTCAATGAGCGGGAAGGGAAAGTGGGACCTGACGTCGACGCACGCGCTCGAGGGCGCGGCGGAATGGATTCGGAAGCGCGCCGACGCCACCTGCGTGCTGGTGGTGCGTGGCAAGGACTATGCCTTCGCAGTGGCGGAGGGCGTGGATCCGGCGGCGGCCTACGACGCGGCGCAGTTTGTGTTGCCGGACGCGCTCGATCTGGAGCGCGCACGCCGGCGGGAGAAGCAGGCAGCGGCGACGCGAAAGCGGGCGGCTGCCATCGCAGGGAAGAGTGGAGCGAGGCAATGATGTTCTTTGAGGGATGGATGAAGCGCTGGAAGGAGCGCAACGCGCATGCGGTTGTCGGCTACCGCTTTGGCGATGCGCCCACGGCGGACGAGGTCGCGGCGCAGGCCGCCGAGCATGCGCGCTGGAGAGAGAGAGAGAACGCGCTGCGGGCGGCCATTGCTAGCGATCCTCGATGGCCGTGTCATTCGCGTCCAAAGGGGGAGTGGTGCGATCGCGAAGGGCTCGGCGGGTTCATGGGGTTCATGGGGCACACCTGCCGGCGGCCAGACGCGGATCGCGCGGTCGCGTGGGCCGAGCTGACCGTGGCGCAGGTGGCGCGGCTCGCGGAGCTGATCGAGGAATGCGGCGAGGTGGTGCAGGCCGCGGCCAAGGTGCTGCAGTGCGGCTACGACGAGCGCTCGCGTCACGGGAAGGGCATGCCGCGGCGGGTCCTGCTGGAGCGCGAGCTGGGGCACCTGGAGGCGTCGCTCTCGGTGCTGTACGGCTCCGGCGACGCGCGGCGGTCTCAGGTACGCGTCTGGAAGGAGCGGCGGCTCGGCGTGCGGCATGCGTCCCCCGCAGCGGCTCCGACTTCGCAGCAGGAGAGCGACGCAAGCCAGTGAAAGACGTCGGGGCAACACGGACGATCCGCGTCCGGGACAAGCGGAAGCCGGGGCACTGCTGGCAGGACAACGAGCTCTACGACGTCTTCCAGCCGGTGATCGGCGCTACAGCCACACACATTTACGCCGCGATGAGCCGGTGGGCTTTCGGACATCGCGTGGAGATGGGCATGAGGGAGATCGCTGTCGAATCCGGAACGAGCCGCAGCGCGGTGCAGCGTGCCCTGGTCGCAATGGAGCGGCTGGGCATGGTGCGCGGGGTGGCGGGGCGTGGATCGCAGCCGGCAGCCTACAACCTGCTCGACCTGAAGGAGGCCTCCATCGCGCTTGGCGCGGAGTGGAATCCTCATCGAGCGTCGCACGGCCTGTCGCCGACTCGGGTTGCCGAGCTGCGAACGGCCGTCCTGCATTGCGTCCCATACGGGGACACAAAAGCCGGTGGAAATCTCCCGGATTGTGTCCCATATGGGGACACAAAAGCCGGTGGAAATCTCCCGGATTGTGTCCCACACGGGGACGCTTCTGGGACGCTACTGTCCCAGAAAAGGGGGGTTAGTGTCCCACACAGGGACGCTCATCTTTATATATATAAACAAGACACAAGACAACAAGACAACCATCCCCTACCCCTTCCGCCAGCGGAAGGGGGGCTGCGCGACGAATCGGAATCTTCGGACATCGCACCAGCGGAAGGGGGGCTGCGCGACGAATCGGAATCTTCGGACATCGCGCTGGACCGCGAAGCGCAGCGGGTGCTGCGAGCCTGCGGATCGACCTCGGACGGGGTGCTGCGCGTGATCCGCAAGCAGCTGGCGGAGCGTGTGCGCCCGGCGACGCCGGAAGGGCTCGCGAAAACGGCGGAGTGGATGATCGCGATGTGGGAGGACTACCGCAAATGCGGCGATCGCGGCTGGCTGCGGTTCGTCTGGGGACCGCGCAAGTTCTGGGGCGATGGGCACTGGGCGAATTGCGCACTGTGGCCGATCGACGAAGAGCGCCGCGAGATGTACCAAAGGGCTCGGGAGGGCGTGCGATGAAGGATCCTTTCGATTTCCGCCGCATGACGTGCTCGATCGAGGAACACGCCTTCGCGCACGCCGTGGGATACACGGACGGAGCCTGGCTGGAGCTGGCCCGTCGTGGCCTGTTGAAGGAGACGCTGCTCGACGAACGGATCCAGCGGGCGTGGGCTAAATCGCGGGTGGGGCCGCGGCGGCCGGTGTCAATCGGTTGCGGCGCGGAGTTCGTGCCGACGCGGGTCTTAAGCGCTCGGAAGCGGGAGGATCGGGAGGATCGGCGTGCGCAGTCGCTGGTCGATCTTGCCTTTCGTGTGCCGCGCCGCAGGAGGCGCGCATGAGGCCGCCCGCTGGAGTGGAGTGCTCGTGGTGCCGGGGCGAGAAAAATCACCATTGCCAGGCGCAGATCTACGATGACGGCGTCGGTGGCGTCGCGCTGTGTCTGCCCTGCGCGGATGGCGAGCCGTGCGTGATCGATCGCGTGGGAGGGCCGCCGCTGCCCGACGATCCGGAAATGATCGGCTCCTGGGGGACGACGGTGTACGACGGCGCAGCACCGCCGGCGCCGGTGATTCACCGCACGCCGGAAGAGCTGGGGATTCCCGCAGTCGTGCCGGCGGATACGGGCCGGCCGTGGATGACGGACGAGGAGTTCGCGGAGAAGAAGCGCGAGGCCTTCGATTTCGCGAATGCGGTGCGGCGGCGCGAGCGGCAAAAGCCGGAGCCAAACTTCAGCGTGGGCGCGTATCGCGCGCGGAAGCAGCAGCTCGAGGAGAAGGTCATCGCCGGCGAAAGGGTGCGGATGTCGGCGGGCGTGACGACGGGCCCGGAGATGCTCGCGCCGCGGAGGGCGCGGCATTTTCAGCCGGAAGATCTGGAGCGGCGGCGCAGGGAACTGACCGCGCGCAATGTTGCGAAAGGCGCGGCGACGCGGGCGAAGGTGGCGGAGCTGCTCGGGACGGTGCCGGACAACGCGATCGCCGGGCAGGCGGGCGTCTCAGCCTCGCGCGTCGCGCAACTGCGCAAGGAAAAGGGAATCGCACCGGTGGTGACGAGCAACAGCCATCCGGGCGAAAAACGAACGGAGGAAGCGATGGATGCAATGCGGGAGGCTGTGAAGAAGCTGGGCGGAACGATGACGGATGCTGCGCTGGGCGAGCAGCTCGGCTGCAGCGGGAGCCGTGTTGGGCAACTGCGCAAAGAGTTTGGGATTCCGGCGGCCAGGCCGGGGCGCAAGCCGGGAGCGCCGGCGAAGTCGAAGGCGCTGATCAAGGCGGAGCAGCGGCCGGTGACGATTCCGGAAAGCGATACGTTCGACGCGTTGGTCGATGCGGTCGAGGTGCGGCTGCAGCTCACACCGATGCAGGCGCGCGCGCGGCTGGCGAAGCTGACGCCACAGCAGATGGCGGTCGCGCTGGGCGCAGTGCTGCAGGCGTCGCTCAGGGAGGGCTGAAACGCGATGGCTCGTCGACGTTCCCCCGAAGACGAAGAGTTCTACCTGCAACTCGGCCGCAGAATCGAAGCCGTGCGAAAACGAAAAGGCTGGAGCGCGGACCAGCTGGCGCGGGAGGCGGCCATCTCAAACCGAGCGCAGATCTATCGCTACGAGTCGGGCGAAAATGCCATTGCGGCGCCGACGCTGGCGCGGATCGCGGCGGCGCTGCAGGTCTCGGTGGCGAGCCTGCTTCACGAGTGGATTCTTCCGGGAGGGGTAACTCGCCTTTGATGCGCCACACGCATTTTCTGTTGCACGGCGTCGAGAAGCGTTTAGAGTAGGCAGCGGAGTCAATCCAACAATCTTGCCGGTGCAGGCAACCGGACCGTGTATGGCGGGTCATGCCATAGTCAGGCCGAAGAGACGGAAACGTGTCTTTGGCCTTTTCCTTTTGGGAGTGAAAACGTATGCGGGTTTGGCGCGACAGCGACCGACAGCGGAGCAAACTGCTGCTCTACGGTGCGAACACAACACTGGGGTGGCGGATTCTGCGCACGATCTACGCGCGCGAAGGCGAGCGCGGCGTGGAGCGCGGGACGATGCGCATGGTTTACGACGAGATCACCGGTCACTTGCTGGGCTATCAGGTTCTGGGCACGAGCGAGCAGCGGGGAGATCAGGATCTGCCTTCGATGCCCTCCGCGGCTTCGATTTCCTACAGCGAAATGCAGATCAATGCCGGGACGGCGTTCGAGAAGGGAAAGTCGCAGACCGCTGGACTGCCGGAGCATCGCCGGGCGGAGCGGTACATTCCCGAGGATCGCGTCGAGCGCGTCCAGCAGAAGGTTCGGATGTTTGAGAGAAGGATCGGCCCGGCGAGGGGCGACATCCTGCGGGTGTGGCCGAAGTGAGCGTTCATGGAGCGCTGGGCGGCGACGCGATCGACTTCAACGCAGTCGCGTCGACGCGCATCGGCTACATCGCGGTCGAGCCGAAGATTTGCGAGTGGTGCTGCGCGAACTTCTGCCGCGTGGTGGGATCGGGCGTCAAGGAATGTCCGAAGTGCAGCGGCCGTCTGGAGCGGCTGGCGAGCCAGCCTCTTCGCTCGACAATCCAAAAGGGACACGCTCGGAGGGTCGCATAGGTGGCCAACGTGGAACTCGACAACGACTGGGCGAGAGCGCGGGGAACGGTCGAGGTGGTGCTGGGGCGGCACAGCACGCTTCTGGATGGCAACGGCAACGGCGAGCGCGGGCTCGTTAGCGTGGTCGCGCGCATGCAAACCGAGGACACGATTGTCCGGGACCGCCAGCACAAGACCAACCAGCGGTGGCTGCTGCTGATCGCGGTACTTCCGATCCTCATGAAAATCCTTGAGCTGCTCCACTGGATCCCGAAATAATGGCGACGCCTGAACAGGTGCAGTTCCTGCGGAGGGCTTGCGGAGCGGCCCGGCTCGCGCATCACGTTTGGTCCGAATACGCAGCCTGCGAAGCGGCGCTCGAAACGGCGTGGGGGACGTCGCGGCTGTACCTGCAGGGCAACAATGTCTTCGGCGAAAAGCAGCACGCGAAGCCGGTGTTTCTCACGGTGACGCTGCCGACGCGCGAATACCGGTACGGCGTGGGCTGGATCACGGTGCAGGCGCCGTTTATCTGGTTTCCGTCGCCGATCGAGGCGTTCGAGATGCGGATGCAGACGCTGCGGCGGCTGGCGGTGGAGAAGAACAGCGCCGGCGAACTCGAATATCCCGAATATGCCGCGGCGCTGGCGGCGACTTCGGGCGAAGCATTCGTGACGGAAGTTTCAAAGCGCTGGTCGACGGATCCCGAGCGCGGCGCGAAGGTGCTGGAGATCTTCGCCGCGCACAGGGATGTGTTTGCGCAATAAAAGGATTCTTCGAAGCCCCTAACGCACCGGTGCAGCTTTGGTGGAGGGACCGGAAGGTCCAGTGGATAGCACGGAAGCCAGGGCATCATTGGGCGGGCGGGCACATACGTAGCAAAGCGGGGGAGCGAGGGGCTAGCGAAGCGGCTCCCTCGCACCTCGCAAAGGAGAAAAGGCAAATGGGCACGCAACCGACACCGATTTCAGGCGGCAACGCGACGCCGGCAGTGAACACGCCGTCGCATTTCTTCGCCAATTACAAGACCACGCTGTGTGGCCTGGCCGGCGCAGCGCTGCTCGCTGTGCAGACCTACAACGGCGGCGGCGGATGGAAGGGCTACGTCGGCGCGGGGCTGATCGCCGTGTGCGGCGCGCTGATGAAGGACTTCAACGTTTGAGCTTTACCGAGGCGAAGTGAGCCTGTTCTCCGATCCCATCAGCGGCCTGTTCGGCGTCTTCTTCAAAAAAGCGCTGGACAGCAAGGTGATGCAGTACGTCGTGCTGCTGCTGGAGATGGGGATTGCGGGGACGCTGGCGTTTCTCGCGTTCGCCGGCGGCGCGCTGGTCGCGCGGCAGCCGGTGGCGTGGTCCATCGGGACAGGCATGGTCGCCGCAGCTATCGCGATGCTGGCAACGTTTCAGGCGTCGCCCAACAGCAAAGGGCTCGTGATTTCGTTCCCGTCGAAGCTGGCGGACGAGCGGATCGATACGCCCACCACCACCATCGAGAGGAAAACGAAATGATTCGACGCATCGCAGTCCTCGCTTTCATCTTCGCGCTGATGCTGAGTTTTGGCTTCGCGCAGACGGTTGTAGCTCCGGCAGTTCCCGCCGCGCCTGCAACCGGATTGCACTTTGCCACTTCGGTGCAGGCCATCGAGCTGGACATCGCCGGCGCCACGGCGGCGGCGGAAAGCACCATCGCAACGCTCGACTTTACAGCCACGACCCAGATTCAGGGACAGGCGATTGTCGGGCCCGGCTACAAGGGCTACTACGGCGGCCTGCAGTGGACGCCCGATTTCTCCAAGCTGATCGCAAAGACGCTGTTGCCTGCGGACACTCTGCAGCCGTATCTCAGCGGCGCGGGCGGCGTCGGCCAGCAGGCGGACGGAATCAATCACGCCTCGGTGATCGTTGGCGGCGGCCTGAACTACGATCCCACAGGCACCGGGCACTTCTCGGTGCAGGCTGGGCGCTTCGATTACGTGCGCGTCGGCTCGAAGAATGGCTGGGCTGTGGGCGGCGGCATTTCCATCATCTTCCCTCAGTCCTAAGCCAGTGCCGAGTGCTGCCAAAAGGCCATGCGCGCGGCCGGGATGTCCGAACCTGGTCGCGCGTGGCTATTGCGCCAGCTGTCAGCCCGTGTACAGCTCGAAGGCGCTGACGGAGCAGCGGCGGCCGAGCGCGCACAAGCGCGGCTACACGCGCAAGTGGGATGCGGCGAGCAAAGGGTTCCTGCGGTCGAATCCGCTGTGCGTCGGCTATCCGCGGGGCGTCCATGGCGAACGGCCGGTCGCGGCAGAGGTGACGGATCACATCGAGGCAGCGGCGAAGCGGCCTGATCTGTTCTGGGAGAGATCGAACTGGCAGCCGCTATGTGGTAACTGCAACAAACGAAAGAACATCGCGGAAGAGGGCGGCCTGAGCGCTTTGCGGCACGGCGCCGCACAGCGCATGGGCGTGCTAGGGTAGTCGGCAGGCAGACCATTACAATGGGATTCATATACTTGACTCCCTGAATACAGGAAAGGGGGCAGCATCCCCCGAACTGCAGCGGTCGAACCTTGCGTTCGAGCCAGGACATGCTTCACCGGCAACCGCACGCCACACCGGACCAGGTAATGCTGAGGCAAGAGGCGAGTCAGGGAGTCAAGTATATGAATCCCAGGCAAAGCGCAGCGACACGGCTGCAGCACCCAGTGAGATACAGGAATCGAGGGGGTAGGGGGGTCGAAATCTCTCCGAAGGCATCGCCGCAGAC